TGCATATAACCAATACCATCAGGCCCAGCTAATTGAGTAATAGTAATAGATTTAGAAGTAGCTCCAGAATATGAAGCAGTTACCGTAGCAGTTCGAGCTGCAACATTATTCTTTGAAGCTGTAACAGTAGTTCCACTTAATGTGAATCCAGTACCACTAATTGCTAACGTTGGGGTTGCAGATTCAGTAGTAGCTGTTCCAGTAGAACCTGATGTATAAACAGGAGTTTTAGTTCTCGTACAACTTGCCGTAATAGTAGAAGTTCCACCTGATGCAGCAATAGTTGTAGGATTTGCCGAAATAGCAATATTCCAACTACCGTAATTATAAGAATCTATTGAGTTAGCGGCTTGATAAATATACATCGTTCCACTTGCAGATTTACCATGAGCCAACCAAGTAACAGCTTGACTCTTTACAGTAGTTTGAGAAGAAATAGTGGTTCCTTTTGAAGATGCAGTAGCTTTAATATATGCAACATTTGGTATAACTTCATTTATACCACTGGAAGCATTTTTAGTTACAATATCTTCTGTAGCACCAGAAAGATATGTATAAGTAGTGATAGTTTCAGACTTGTTCCAACTTTGAGTACCATTTCCAGCAGTAGCTCTTGCAGAACCACCACTTGCAGGAATTGTAGCATTTGTAATTGTACCAGCTGTTATACTACCATATGTATAAACACCACCAGAAGTAGAACTACTAATTCGAGCATTTGCTATATTCTCAGAAGCAGTAGCTGACTTAGAACTATCTCCATCATTTACAGCTTTTATAGTAACAGTATCAATAGTTGTATTAGTTCCCATACTACTATGAGTAACCGTATTTCCAGATAAACTAAATCTACTATGACCATTAACAGTCATAGAAATTGATAAACTACCACCAACGCTTCGTGTTTGATTTGGGCCAGTAGCACCCGAACTATACAAAGCATTATAAGTTTCAGTATTAGTAACAGAAGCACTTACAGTCGCAGAACCACCAGCTGCTGTCAAACCACTACCGATACTTATAGTAGGAGTTCCGTAAGCAGTAATTCGAGGATTGTAATTACTATTAGTTACTTTATTTTCAGCTTGATAAATATCAACGGTTTTATTGGCAGTTGCACCACCCTCACCAGTATAAGTTACAGTAACTTGTCCAACCTTAGTTCTTGCCTTAACTGTGGTTCCAAGAGAAGAAACTGTAATTTCACTTGTTTTTGAATAAGTAACTGTACCAGCACGAGTCGAACCAGATGTATAACTAATTGTTTGCGACATATTAGAAATACTGGTCGAAGAAGTTCCACCACTTGCAGGAATATCAGATGCTAAAACAGAACCACCTGTTAAAGCACCATAAGAAGCCTCATTGGCTTCTTGATAAATAGTAATAGTTGATGATACTGTTTGACCATCAAATGTATTTGAATATTTACCAGTTACAACAATAGCTCTCTTGTTACCAACTGTGGTAGTTCGATTGCTTGCAGTAACAGTAGTACCAGATATAGAAAATCCAGTAGCACTTCCCGATAGAACTGGTGTAACATTATCTGTACTAACTAAATTACCATTACGATACGTTTTAAGTACAGCTGTAATAGTTGTAGTTCCACCTTTTGCGGCAATTTCAGTATTATCACTATTTAACGTTAAATCATATGTATAAGTTGATGCTTCTTGTTCAACAGTAAGAATAACTTGTTTACTGGAATCTTTTTTACACTTTCCAATAAACTGCATACTCCTTTTAGAAGTACCTTTTTGAACAGGTGATGAAATTTTAACAGTCTGATTTCCTTGAAAAGAGGGAGATTCAATAGTAATTGAATCTCCACTCTCGTCATTCCATTTATTAGTGATAACACTCATAAATGATTAATTAATTTATTCAGCAGGTTCGAACGTCCATTCGTCATTCGACAAAACACTCAGAGTCTGCTCACCACCACCCTTCGGAATAGTAACAGTTGCGGTAGTTGTACCCCGCGACTTGAGATACAGATAGCTGTCACCAAGAGCCTGAGTAATAGTAATAGTTTTAAGAACAGTCGAACCTTCACCCTTAATTTCAAGAGTTGCAGAACGAACTTTAATAGTTTCGTTCTTCGGTACAACAATAGTAGCATCATAAGTATATTCTCCAGTAGCACCGGGGTCACCAGTAATAGCAGTACCAGACGTAGCTGTTGTACTATCATTAACCTTAAATGATGTTACATTTGCAATACCGAAGTTAGTTTTCCATGTAAACGTAAGAAGTTTCGAGTTAGACTTACCAGTTACATGAATTGTTTCACCACCTTTAGCAACATTAATAGTTAAACCATCGGGAGTAATAAATTCATCAGCAGCTTTTTCAAGAACCGTGACTGTAACTGTGTTAGACTTTCCAACAATCTTACCGGGAACTTGAGTGCTTCTATCTGCACGACCAGTATAAGGATTCACAGAATTAATCTTAATCTGTGCATTTCCAGTACCAGTTTTAGGAACCCATGATAAATAACTCGGAATAGTTGCCATTTGTTTTTTTTTTTAGTCGATTAACTATAATAACAAACTAATTACCAAATTCCCATTCAGCTGTATCACTTGCGAAAACAGTTATGGTATCATGATAATTATTATCATCATTTAATATAACAAGAGTTTTATCAACACTAAATTCTATAATAGGTTTATCAATAGGCCAAACTTTTTTACCATTAAGCCACATATCAAGAACCTGCCGACGATTACCATTAAGCATTACGACAGCTTCCGTAGCTCGTTCAAGAAGATTAAGTTGTGCCATAGTTGTAGATTAATATTAACCTTGTGGTGTTTCAAGAGCAGTTACACGACTTTCCAAAGAAGTATAATTACTCTCTAATGTACTTACTTTACCACTTAAAGTAGTAACAGTTTCTTGTAATGTATTAACAGTACTTTCAAGAGTTTCTACTTTTGTTTGTAATTGTTGAACAGTTGAAGATTCAGCCTTAGTGGCTAAACCTTCAACTACAAAAGTAATTAACTTCTGAAAAGCACCAGTTTTCGGAGGCCAGTTTAAGGCACAAAATACTTTACGAATTACTGATTCTTTCATATTATTAAACCGTTAATTAGATTCGACATCACCAACCCTAAATATAGGATGTTCAATACCATCACCTTCGATTTGCATATAATCAATACCATCGTTTTCAAATACTGGTTCAGGTACTAATTCAATAGTTGTAACACTATGATTTGTAAGATTATCATAACTTTGATTGTATTCAACGTAACCATTACGTCTAACCAAAATTACAACCTTTGAATCATAAGTACCACTAATATGAGCTATACCTTGATAATCAGTAACAATAGTTTTAACAGTAGAAGTAAACCAACAACTAATACCTGAGGTAATAGGAACTTTAGTAACAGAATCTACAAATTTAAGAGCTATATAATCTTGACCTTCTTTCGGATGTAAATCAATATAATTGACAACAGCTTCAGAAGGTTTAGATGCAATAAACATTATAGGTTCAGTAGCTTCATAACGATTATCACCTAACGTCTTATAATTACGTTCAAAACCAATCGGATTAGCTTCACTAACATAACCATCTTCTGATGAATCACAAGTACCTATCATTTTACCAGTTTCATCATAGATATTATCAGAAAGCATACAACCAGTTAAAGCATCCCGTGTACGAACTTTAATAAGACCATTGTTATTACGAAGACATAATATCTCAACTGTTTTATCAGTATCAAATACTACTTCTTCACTACCAATATGATACCAATCAGAAGATAATGGTAAAGCATAATAAGTTATAACACTATTTTTATTCTTTGTGATTACCAAAGGTTCATCAGGTCTGGTTGTACCAACAGTAGTTCCAGTACTTGATATTTCTTTAATATCAGCAGCTAAATAAAGTTTATTACTATCATAAATTTCATAAGCCTTGATAGTTACAGAAACCTCTTCGGGTTCAGGCGGTAACTCTTCAAGTACAATAGTAACACTATGTTCACCAGTAGAATTAATCGTACCAGTTCCAGTGTTAGTTATATAACCAGTTTTAGAAGCTCGGAAATCAACACTTGTTCCAACTGGAGCTGTAACAGCCTCAGATTTACCAGCAGTCGATTCATCATTATTGAGAGGTTTCCAATCACTTTCAGTACTGAGTTTATACTCAAACGTAACACCGTCTAAAGCAGTAGATTCAGTATTTACAGCAGTTGCATAGATAGTACCAGATTGAACTGGAACTTTATCCATTTCAACAGTAACTTCTGCGGTAGGAATTGCATAAGTTACCAGTTGTTCAACCTCTATATAACCCGACGAAACAAACCTTAAAATTCGGCTCGTATTGACATCTCCGGTGAGTTGTAGCGGCGTATCTTTTGTAACTTGACCTAATATACCACCCGTGTTTTTATCATAGACGTATGCGGCTATTTTGGCCTTTGTTTCGCTATCAACTACCGTAAGACTTACAACACCTTGTTCAACTGGTAGAGCTGTAAGAGTAATATCGCGAATTATATTCTCATCTAATGTAATACATTCTTCGTAAGTTTCATATCCACTTGCACCAACTTGAATTAAAATATCACGCGGGTCATAAGTTTCATATGTAAGAGTACCAGTACCTTGAGCAATAACTACATTAGAAGGTTTATCAGTAAATATAATTAAAGCATTATCAGGAGTTGCATTTACAGTTAATATCTTTTTAGTCTTAGGTGTAAGAACAACATTAATTGTCGTATCTTCAACACCTACATCGACATAAACATCTTTTGTAATGTAATTCTCTTTTTCTACAATATAATGTAAACGACTTTGAATTAAACATTCAAGACTTGCACTGCCAACACCTGCCGATTCTTTACCTTCCGAATTAATCATTCGTATAGTAGAATCAACCGGAACAGCTTCAATCTTAATTGTTATATAATCTTCTTCATTTCGAGGAATACGAATCCAAAGTATACCATCTTCAAACGTAGTAGGAATCTCGCTTGTAACTTCAATTTGATTAATACTGTTGCTACGAACATGATTATTGTGTTCTACAACAATACCATAAATCTCATTAATAGCATCTACAATACGTTTGTTATCAGTAACAAGTTCTTCAGAAGTTTTATCTTGCTTATTAATAAGCAAACCTTGAAGCTCTTGAGCTTTTTGTTTTAATTTCTCAATATCACTTGCAGCTGTTGGTAAACCAACTTGTGCGGCAGTAACTCTATGAGGATTATCATAATTACGAATATGAGCGTTGAAATTATCTTTGTCATTCTCGTAATCTTCTTTATCAAGTTTCTTGTTTATAGCAGCCCAAACATCTTGAAACTTCTTATTAACTTCTGTAACATGATTGTTAATCCAAACATTCAACTGTTTGAACCAACCTTTAACCCTATTTTCAAGAGCATCAATGTACTCTTTTTGAGGTCGAGATACAGGTTTATCCATATCGGCAGTGTTATCAACATTGCCAAGACCAACTTGTTCTTTTGTTACCTCGTGAGGATTAAACTTATTATTAATATGTTCAAATAAAAGTTTTGTAAGTTGTTCAACAGGATTTAAGTCCTCAACTGTAAGCTCACGAACATATACTTGAACATCAAGAATTTCATTAACAGCATCATTAAAATCAAAATTGGTCTTTACATTCGTCCGATAAATCCACCAAGATTTACCCTCGTGAACATAAATACCAGTAAGAGTAAATATCTGATTACTTATGATACCTTGTACTGTAATTGTATGTATAGAACGAACAATCGGTACAAGTATATAAAGATATTGTTGAGTTGATTTAACCCACGGAACTTTATATTCATAATGTCCTACATCAATATTTCGAGATTCAAACTCGGTAATCTTTGCAGAACTAATATCAGATTTTTCAGTTAGCTTAAATAGAGCACTATTATCGTAAGCAGTTACATTAGTTAAGTCTATTTCAATCCTCTCCTTTGTCCTATATAAATATAGGTGGCCATTCTTTCGATAGTACATATATAATGTAGGAACTGTTTTAATACCAGCACCTTCACCATCTACTGTACCAATATATTCTCCGGTTTGGCCATTATAAACACTCGGATATACACCATCTTCAAGCACACCGAGCGCTACAACATTTCGAAGATTAATTACTGCCATACCAAGAACAATAACGAAATAAATACTCCAACTACAAAGTTAATAATAATAGGATGGATTTTAAGACCAGTTACTGTTTTCTTTCTTGCAACTTGAATACCACAAGTAATGATTTGATAAGCTAATGTAATCCATAAACTCATAAACCAAGTAGCAACAGTAGCCTTAAATAAAATACCTACGACAGTAGCAATGACGAAACCAATAATAATATCGTCTTTATGTTCTGAATAATAACCACTTAAAAAAGTAGTTATTTTATTCCATATTTTCTTTATCATAATACTAATCGTATTTATTATTATATGACGATTAATAATAATAATGGTGCAACTTGTATGGCTCGGCCTGCGGCCTCGCTCCCCGGTGGGGCAAGAGGTTGCACGCCCACTTGTCACATAACATTAGCATCATTAAGAGAATAACTCCTAACACCACAATTAATAGCATTAGGAGTTATCCTTGTGGTTACATTTTTAACAAATCAATTTCTTACTTAATGAGTGCCAATACCCCTTCAAGTGCAGTAATTGCAGAAGTTTTAGTATTGTCAATAGCAATAAATTGAGTAACCTGTAAACCCTCTGTATGTAAATTAAAGGGATGTGTGAAATCAGCACGAGAAGTAATTACATAAGTGTCATACATAACACTCTCGGTAGCTGTAAAAATATCACCATAAACACGGTCATATTCCTTGAAATTAGGATTATAACCTACACCGGCAACATCTGCTTCTTTCTCAAGTTTAGCAACTTGGTCATAAGTACCAACCGGAGTTTGATTTTCAGTACCCTCTTCAAGCGTAGCACGAAGAATACCATCAAACGTTACATAATATTCAAAACCTGCGGCGCCAGTAAACGTAACACTTGTTTCGGTGAAATCATCAATCGTGATACTATCTTCACCAAAGCGAGCATTAATCTTAGTTAAAGTCTTTTCAACCTCAACTTTCAGACGAGCAATAATATCTGCACTTGCTTCGTCAATT